CGATTTGGCACAAAAAATAGATAATGAAGAATTAACCAAAGCACTACAAAGAACAGGCAAACAACTAAAAATACCGCCAACACAATCCAAAGCCGCTAAAATAGCAAATGATTCTGTTGTCAATGACAGCGCAACAGCAAGAGTCAAATCAGGACCATTTGACTATTTTCTAGGAACACTTATGACTAGAATAAGAAATATATCAGAAGTAGTTGGTGGCAGGTTAAGACATTTTGAATATAAAGTTCATGTTAATACAGCAGAAACTTTGAAAAAAGTGCAACCATTTCTTGATGATTTAAGAGGACTAGACCCTGTAAGCAAAGTAAAAGTAACTAGAAGTCTTTATAATGGAAACTTTAACGAAGCACTTTCTTTTATGCCAGAGTCAATGAAACAGAATTTTAATATTGTAAAAAGCACATTAGATGATTTATATAATGATTCACAAAAAGCGGGAATAGTTTTCGATAAAATAGAAAATTATTTTCCAAGACAGGTAAAAGACTTAGGCAAGTTCAGAGATTCTTTAGGGATGGAAGATTTGTCTAGATTAAGTCAATTAGAAAATGATTATGCAAAAAGGTTAGGTTTAAGCACGGCTAATGATTTATCTTTAGCAGAGAGGTCTTATGTTGCAAACCAATATGCGAGGGGATTTGGTCTAAAAGCCGAAGGCGGACCAAGATTTGCAAAACAAAGAAAAATAAGTAATTTAACAGAAAAACAAGTTTTAGAATTTTATGAAGATCCTGCTGATGCTTTGTCTTTATACATAAGGGGAGCAGTTGATAAAATAGAAAAATATAAGTTTTTTGGAAGAAATGCTGTTAAAACAAAAGAAGGGGTTTTTAATGTAAAAAATTCTATAGGCGCAATAATTGAAGAAGAAAAAGCAGCAGGTAGACTTAATCCTTTAAACGAAGATCAGTTGATAGATTTGCTACAAAGCAGATTTATAAGTGGTGATAAACAAATGCGCAAAGGTTATGGCACTCTAAGAGATTTAGGATATATGGGAACTATTGCTAACCCATACTCAGCTATAACACAGTTTGGAGATTTAGGTAACTCAGGCGCTTTACATGGATTTAGAAATACTTTTGCTTCATTGTTTGGAACAAAAGATATTAAACTGATAGATGTTGGCATAGAAAATATGTCGAAAGAATTTGCAGAGGGTAATGTAAGACCAACAGTAAAAGCATTGAATTTTCTTTTTGATAAAACGGGTTTTAGAGCAGTAGACAGACTCGGCAAAGAGACTTTAATGAACGCATCTTTTAAAAAAGCTATAAAACAAGTCAAAACTCCAAAAGGAGAAGCTGCTTTTAGAAAACAATATAAAGAATTGTATGGATTTCAACCGAAATTGCTTGATGATATAGTAGCTGACCTAAAAGCAGGTAAGGTTACAGATAACACGAAGTTTCATGCCTTCAATGAATTAGCAGATGTCCAACCTATAACACTATCTGAAATGCCACAAGGATATCTTGACAATCCAAATGGCAGACTTTTTTATATGTTAAAATCATTTACTCTTAAACAAATAGATGTTGCAAGAAGAAAAGTGGCTCAACAATGGAAAAAAGGAAACAAATTAGAAGCTACAAAAAATGCAACTGCATTAGTAGCATATCTTTCAACTTTTAATTTGGGAACAAAACTTGTTAAAGACATAATTGTTGGCAGAGATATAAACCCAGATGCTCTCCCAAGACAGGCGCTTTATTCTTTTTTTGGTGTATACGGAATCAACGAATATGATGCTAACAAATACTTATCAGCAGGAAAATTAACAGAGTTTGGTATGCAAACAATAGCTCCTGCTATGCCTGTCCTAGATGCAGTAGGAACTATAGCTGCTGAAAGCATAAGACCTGCGTTCGAGAGGGGTGGTTATAGAAAGACAGATTTCGATGATTTTTCTTCTGCACTTAGAGCAATCCCTGGTGTTGGACCAATAATGTATAACTGGTTCGGTGGTGGCGCAGAACAATATAACAGAAGATTGAGAAAAGAATCTAGATAGGAGAATTGTTATGATACCAATGGAACTTTTATCAATGTTAGCTTCTACTGTGCTAGGTGGCATTATGTCTATCATGGCTCAGAAAGGACAAGCTGAACAAGAAAAACAAAAAATGCTTATGCAACGAGCAGGGTTTGCAGCAAAACAAACAGACAAAGCAAGACAAATTTCTGACCCTCATACTAAGCACACAAGAAGATGGATAGCATTGATGTGTGTATTTAGCATTATCGTAGTGCCAATCGTTGCACCTATATTTACTGATGTAAACATCGCATATCAAATAGTAACTGAAGCTAGTAGTGGTTGGTGGATATTTGGCGAAACATACGAGACATCATACTTCGAGCAAGGCAATACGATTTACATAACTAATCTACAATCACATACAATATTTTCAATTATCGGTTTATATTTCGGAGGATCGCTCACAAGAAAATGAAACCTGAATTATGCACATTAAATTATGGAATATCAGTTTTTTGTGTCATGTTAATTTTATACATAATTTTTAAGGATGACTAATGGTAGCAAAAAGATATCAAAGCAAAACAGGTGGACTGAACGAAGCAGGTAGAAAGTATTTCAAACGCACACAAGGTTCTAATCTAAAAAGACCTGTAACAGGTAAAGTAAAACCAGGTTCAAAAGCTGCAAAACGCAGAGCAAGTTTTTGTGCAAGGATGTCAGGAGTAAAAGGACCTATGAAAGACAGCAAGGGCAGACCAACAAGGAAAGCATTGGCACTAAGAAAATGGAAATGTCGGTAAGAAAACTGTTACTAGCAGTAATAATATTTACAGTTATAATATTGGGATATGCAATAGAAGATGCAGTATCAGATGTTACATCATCTGGGGCAACGACCAACACACAAAGCAACAACGCAGGATCAAACACAGCAATAACAGGTGGCTATGAAAGTTCTACAACATATCAGTCTGGAAGTAGCTCAAACACTACAACCACTAATACGACAAATAATTCAACGAATCAAAAGACTGCTGTAAATACATCATCAGCACCTGCTATGTCAGTTTATGGTCAAGACAGTTGTGTCATCCCCCTCTCTATCGGCATGACTGTCATCGGCTTCAGCACATCTATGGGTACTTACTACCATGATATGGAGTGCGAAAGAAGAAAGAAGGCAAAACTACTCAATGGTTTAGGTATGAAAGTTGCAGCGATATCATTGATGTGCCAAGACAAAGCTGTATGGAAGTCTATGATGGATGCAGGTACACCATGTCCTATAGATGGACTCATAGGTGAACAAGCTAAACAAAGATGGGAAGAACTAGGAAATGAAAAACATTTGGATTCTGCTACTGCTACCTCTATTAGCAAACGCAGACACTTCACAAAACCTTATCACTAATGGTACATTCGATAATGGCACTACAGGGTGGACATTATCAGGTGATACACAAAGAATAGGAGATTGTTGTCCAGGAGGACACGACCTAGAGTTTGGAGATTATGGCAGTATTGAGCAGACTTTTCCTCTCGCTTCAGAAGCAATAACTCAACCAATGCTTGATAATGGCATCACTCTGAACTCTAGTGTAGAAGTACAAAATGGTGAAGGAGGAGTCGGATCTTGGGCACCGAATCGTGGTGGTGCAGATACATTTACTATTAGATTGCAAATACGAGATGAAGATCAAAATGTGTTAGCAACAACAACACAGGAGAGAACAAATGTTACAGGGATTAATGGCAAAGATTTTACAGATACTGTCTCGTATACAGGGGTTGGTTCTAACTATGGAAATATTTTTATTAGTGGGTCTGATGCTAATGCTCCTGCTCGGCTTGGTGGTCCTAATGTAGATAACATATCTGTAACAATGGAGTATGACCCTGTTGTATTGACAGTAGAACAAACTCAAGAGATACAAGAGATATTTGAGCAAATAGAAGAAGTCTACATAGAAGAAATAGCTATCGAAGAAGTATTTGTAGAACCAATAATAGAAGAAGTCTATATAGAAC